GCACCTAAAAATCAACAAAATTTGCTGGGTCTATATATTTTCTGAAACTTTTCCCCTATATGTATAGAGGGATACCCCTACCCCTTTTCCCAAAAAAAATTTTTTTTACCTCCGGTTGGTATGTATGGTATAGGGATTAATACTTTTAACTCTCCCCCGGGGGTTTCCTGCTATAGGCTAGTAAGAGATGTTATAGCGAAGCATTATCTTTTTTCACAAGGTAGATAGATTGTGATTATTATTTCACAAAGTTGCTAGTTTGTGCATTGTTCTTAAACACTCCTATCCGGACAAGAATAGGAGCGAGTACACAGGGAGGGGATTATTACCTAGCGGTCCGAGGAGACGAGGCGAATGAACCCCGATTGACCGAACCACTTGGTAATAACCGATGATTCTTAGAAAGTAATCAACATAAAAATTATAACAGTTTGATATTTTATGGGTAAGAAACAAAATTATTTTTTTTATGATAAACTGTCTAACTATGACACTTGACTACATACAGAACGGAATGAGATTTAAAATCCAAAATGAAAAAATAATGTATCTTAAAAACGGAATCTTGATAGATAGCTGGACACAACCAAACTTAAATCCAAAAGCACTCGAACGATATATTATAGACAGAATGATTTCACTGGCATACCTTTACAAAGAGGAACTCATCCGATTATAATAAAACCTATGGTTTTAGATTTCAATGTTAAGATTGAGATGTCGGCTCCACTAACCGATATCCTCCCATCACTGGCTATTCTTTCGGGGATAGCCTTATCCAAAAGGAGTTCTGCGCTTGAGAGTTGAATGGGACCCAGAGAACGAAACTTACGCAGAGTTTAAAAAACGCAGAAGTGCAAGTTTCGGAGTATCGGGAATGGGGCAAAAGAAACGAGAAGGTACAGGCAAAAAAAATCTTTCAGAGCTAAGGGAGAAAGCTTTGAAGAGGGCTAACTACAAATGTGAGTGGCCGGATTGCAATTCCAAAAAATGGCTAGAGATGGCTCATTTACGAGCGAAGGGTATGGGTGGACGCGACAGAGAAATTTCTGATGACCCAATGAATGTTTGCATACTTTGTAAACTACATCATGACATATTTGACGGCAGACAACATGTCGGCTCCAAACGAGAATATACTGAACTCTTGAAAGGATATCTCGTATTACAATGGAGAATGAAATGATAGAAAGTTACAACGAGTTAAAAGATATAAATCCGAATGCTCAAGTATGGGAAGGCTTTGAACAGGCCTATCTTGGCTACGGATACAATAGTAATGACGAGTGTGTTGCTGTCTATGATTACTATACAATGCTTGATTTAGTTATCGAGGGTATAGAAGAGACTAGTGATGAAGATATGATAGACGATGAAATTATCGATGCAGCGATTGACCATATACAACTTAATGTTATCGGTAAAAAACGCGGCAAATGTAAACCACTAGTTATTTATAAAGATTTGTAATGCCCACACAATATGTACCTAAATTACCGCCTCTTCATGAGGGACAACTTAAAGTCGCAAAATCTGATGCTCGTTGGAAAATTCTTTGTGCAGGTAGACGATTTGGTAAAACAAGACTAGGTGTTCAACTATGTATGGAAGTAGCTCTCAAAGGTGGTAGAGCTTGGTGGGTTGCTCCTACATTCTCAATTGCAAGAGTTGGTTGGCGTGATATTGCTGCAAGTGCAAAATCATTTCCTAGAGAAATAGAACCAAAAGTATCTTTAGCTAATATGCAAATAGATTTAGCTAATGGTGGCTCTATAGCTGTAAGGTCTGCTGATAATCCTCAAAGACTTCGTGGTGAAGGTTTGGACTTCCTAGTTATGGACGAGGCTGCATTCGTAAAACCGGAAGTGTGGCAAGAAGTATTAAGACCTACACTTACTGAGCGTAAAGGTTCTGCTTTGTTTATTTCAACTCCTATTGGTAGAGATAATTGGTTTTTTGATTTATGGGAAACAGCAGAGGAAGCTGACAACTGGGAACGCTTTAGATTTGCTACTACTGACAATCCTATGATTGACCCCGAAGAAGTTGAAGCAGCACAAAAAGAAGTTGGCTCTATAGTGTTTGCACAAGAGTATTTAGCAGAGTTTGTTGACGCAGGTCAAGGTATGCTAAAGCCAGAGTGGATGAATTATTACATTTTAGCTCCAGACAATGCAGGAAATTTAAAAGCAATTGTTGACGGCTCAGAATATTATTTAGACGCTTTACCAAAATACGGTGTAGTTGACTTAGCTACTACTACTAACAAAGATTCTGATTACACAGTTATTACATCTTTTGCACAAACTCCAGATAATAGATTATTAGTTCTTGATATGGTGAGACAGAAAATGGAAGGGCCAGACATCATACCAGCGATAAAACGAGCAATTCAAAAAAATAAGTTACAATATGTAGGTATAGAACGCCAAGGTTTTCAAACTACGATAATCCAGATGGCGCAACGAGCTGGTATTCGAGTTAAAAATCTTAAGACAGACAAAGATAAAGTCACGCGAGCTCTACCTCTTGCTGCAAGAATGGAAGCGGGAGAAGTATTTTTACTTAGAGATACACACTGGCTACCGGAAGTCGAAAGAGAAATAATGACTTTCCCAGCAGGTGCTCACGATGACATTATCGACACACTTTCTTATGGAGTTCAATTATTACAAGATAAGAAGAGCTGGAGCGCATATTAATGGCTGAGAATAAGTCAAGATTTGAAAGAGCGATAGATTGGTTAAATGCCCCAACTGACGCAAGAATTAGAAGAGAACAAAAAGGCATTACTGTAAATCAACAGGAATATTCATTTTTAAATCAAGCTGTATTTGGTTACAATACCGAATCGGGGTACTTCGACCATAAGAAACTAGCAGAGATAGGTGACGGAACTGGTAACTCAGCTGTCGTAGCCTGTCTTAATGTTTTAGCAACATCATTTGCTGAACCGGGACTAATCATATCTACTAGAAACTCCGAAGGAGATTACACAAGAGATATGAATCACCCACTTGCTAGATTGTTTAGAAGACCAAATCCTTATATGACAAGCCAGTTACTTTCTAACTATATAGTTACTGCACTTAATGCAGCAGGTGACGCGTTTATCTATAAGAATAGGAATGCAAGAGGTGAAGTTGTGGAGCTAGTACCCTTAATGCCTCATTTAGTAGCAGCTAAAGGCAATCAAAATGAATTAATAACACATTATAATTATCAACCAGAGGGTGGTTTACAAGGTGAACAAAGTATAAAAATAGAAAAAAAAGATATGGTTCATCTAAGACAAAATATTGACCCTAATGATATGCGTAGAGGTATGGCACCTTTAAAAGCAGTTTTAAGAGAAATAGCAGGTGACGAAGCAGCAGGGCAATATACTGCCGCTTTGCTACACAATATGGCTGTTCCCGGAGTTATTCTCTCACCAAGAGATGATGCAATGGGTGGTCCAACAAGAGAAGAAGCTGAAGCTATTGCAGATATGTATAAGCAAAAGTTTGGTGGTAAGAACAGAGGTGCTCCAATGGTCTTATCCGGTGCTATGAATGTTGAAATAGTATCTTTCTCTCCAGACCAAATGAAGTTAGCCGAATTAAGAAGAATACCGGAAGAGCGAGTTTCTGCCGTACTTGGCGTTCCAGCTGTTCTTGCAGGACTTGGTGCCGGTCTTGATTCAGCAACATACAACAATACTAAAGAACTAAGAGAGTTCTTTACTGAGTCAAAAATGGTCCCTATGTGGAACATGGTTGCGCAAGAAGTGACTCATCAATTGTTACGACCAGAGTTCGGCGGTAATGATAATGAATATTGTGAATATGATATTGACAATGTCAGAGCATTAGCAGTCGATAAAGACAATCTCTATAAACGCATGAATACTGCTGTACAAGGGGGTTGGGTAACAATTGGCGAAGCTAGAAAAGTAGTAGGTCTTGAAGCAGATGATAGACATGATGTTTATCTAAGACCTATGAATATGATTCAAGTTACAGAAGATGGTAGTCCACTTTTAAATGACAATGAATCCGAACCTGCATCTGAAGACAATGATGAGTCTAAAGCAAAATTAACAACTATTGACTTACCGCCAGAAGTAGAAAGAGAAGATGTTCCAAAACCTACTCCTACTTATCTAAATGAAGAAAAATATATTGCAGAGATGCCTAATGGTGCTTACTGCGTTATAAGTCATGATGACGGAGAAATAATTAAATGCTTTGACACAAGACGCGAAGCAGAAAACTTTTTAAACAATAAGAAAAACTTAGTAATTGAAGAAATTAAGGTATCTTTAGAAGAAGCAGAAACTATGTACGAGCGAGGAGATGAATTGTACAACCCAGAAGAAAAAATAGCACTAGCAAAAGACACATTTGATAATCCGGGTGAAGCTATGGAGCGAGCAAAAGAGTTAGGTTGTGCTATTGGGGTACATACGCATGAAGTAGATGGTAAAAATGTTTTTATGCCTTGCAAGACCCATGAAGAATATGAAGAAGCTGTCAAAGGTGATAAAGCTCCAAAAAAAATAACTAACTTTCCTAGAAGCGGGGACAATCAAAAAATAAGATTATCTAATTCACAACATCCACAATTTCCGGGTTATGCCTATGTCAAAGATTTAAAAGAAAACTGGCCAGAAATTTGGAGACGCGCTGGTACAGGTGGTAATCCACCTACTTCATTTACAGGTAATGACGCATTCAATAAATGGACTGCTTACAAAGGTGGAGACAGAAGTGAATCAACTCTTAACTGGGTTAAGAGAAGAGAACGCTTTATGAACCGCCATAAGAAAAACAATAGACTAAACGGAATTATTGCTGTTATGAAGTGGGGTGGAGTTACTGCTGGTGGTGTTTCACAAATGAAATCAGTTGTTAATGACTATAAAAAGGTAGTTCGAGAGAGAAGAAAAAAATCTCTCGATATAGCTGAAGATATTGTAATGAAGCAATTATCTGAAAGAGTTAGAAAAGCTTTACAGAAAAAAGTAGAAGACCATAACAAGAAAAATCCTAAGCACAGAGCTACTTTAAGAATGCTATCAGCAGTGTTTAGAAGAGGTGTTGGTGCTTACAGAACATCACCGGGTTCAGTTAGAGGCAATGTTACATCAGCTGACCAGTGGGCGATGGCCAGAGTTAACGGGTTTTTGAGAGCATTGAGAACAGGTAAGTTTAGAAGAAAACCTTATGACCAAGACTTACTACCAAGTTCACATCCATTGTCTTCAAAGAAGTCTGGTAATAAAGCAGAATCAGTAAGAGTTGGTCAAGCGGTTAGTTGGTCAATCAACAAAGACCCAGACCCACCAAGTGTTGTTCACGGTATAGTAACTTCTGTTAATAGTCAAGACAATGAAGCAACAATGCAAGTATGGGCTCGTTTAGAAAATGGTGACCATCAAAAGACAGATAGAAAAGTTACAATGCCAATCTCAAGACTAAGAATCATATCAGACTTTAGATAATAAGACACTTAAAGTTGTAATCATAATATACAATAATTAAAACGCGCTTCTACAAATTTATATTGTAGAATATTGAGGTATTATGAATAACGAATCTAAAAATATTGACATCGAGTTAAAAGATGACTCCGGTCAAGTAGAAGCGGTTTTCAGTATATTCAATTCCCTTGACAGTGACGGGGATGTTGTTATGCCGGGAGCTGTCAAATCTGGTTTTAAAAACAACCAAGTTCCAATGGTTTGGTCTCACAAATGGGATATGCCAATTGGTAAAGGAACAATTGCTCAAGATGATGATAAAGCAGTTTTCAAAGGTGAGTTCTTTATGGACACAGAATCCGGTAAAGAAGCTTACAACTTAGTTAAGAATATGGGCGATATGCAACAATGGTCATTCGGCTATAAAGTTAACGATTCTGATTTTGGTAAGGCAAATGATAATGTTGGCGAAGAAACTAACGCTAGATACTTAAAAGACCTTACTGTATACGAAGTCTCTCCAGTACTTGTTGGTGCTAACCAAGATACATATACTCTTGCTATTAAATCCAACACTGAATTACTAAAAGAATTAGCAAGTGACCCAGAAGAAGGCTCCGAAGATGAGTGTTGTGGTTCTTGTGAAGGTAAGTCAGCTAAAAAATATGGAGATGACGAAGAAGAAATGAAATCATGCAAATATCACGAGGGAGGAAGATGTATGAAAGATTACGATGACGGTAAAAAGTCAGACGAAGATTTAGAAGTTTCACAGGAAGACAGCAAGTCTTTCTCTGAAGAAGTCAAAGATGTGCTTGCTGCATTGGATGACTTAGTCGCTAGAGCAAAAGCTATTTCTATGCTCAGAGGCGAAGATGGTAGGAAATTAGGCGTTAAAGCCACCGAAGCACTTCGTGCAGTCGCAGACGACTTAAACGATGCTTGGACCGAAATTGATGAGTTCATCGGAACTGTCGGTACTGAGGGTGCTTTGGAGTTAGAAGTAGAAGAAGAACTTGTGGAAGATGAACCAGCTGAAACTGAAAAAGTAGCTGAGGCTTCAACTGATACTATTGATGTTGAAACAGAAGTCGAAGAAGTTACTGAGGAAGAAGCACCAGCAGAGGAACCTGCTGTTGAAGAACCGGAAGATGAAGCTGCTGAAGAAGATACTCCAGAAGATAACACTGATTCCTCTGACGAAGAATTTGACGCTGAGTGGGTAAGGGCACAGGAATTAATTGCTGAGTCCTTAATCGAAGAAATAGAAGAAGTATAAGCAATTATAGATTGGAGAATCTAAGACAATGAGTAATCAAAAAGAACTCATGGACCAAATTGCTGCTAAAAGAGCAGAGTTAAAATCTGTTTTTGAATCCGCTGAAGACGGCAAGTACACCTCTGAACAAAAAGAGGAAATTAAGTCAAGAAATGACGAACTTGCTGAATTAGTAGAAGACCTTTCAATTGAGAAGAAAAAAGCTTCCAATGAAAAAGCTCTTGAAGAAGATTCAAAGCCAGTTGCAGAAATGCCACTAGCTTCAAACGAAGCAGAAGTTAAAACTGTTGGGCAGCTCTTTACAGAGTCCGATGCTTACAAAAATTATGTAAGCAATGGTGTTAAAGGGATTGACTCCAAAGTTGAGACTAAAACAACTTTAACAACCACAGGATATCCACCAGAGACCTTGCGTCAACCGGGTATCTTGGAAACAGCTCTTAGAGACCCAAACGCTGTTATATCATTATTTGATGTAATCAACACAGACCAAAATGCTTTCTCTTACTTAGAAGAGACAACATTTACAAACAACGCAGCTGAAGCTGCTGAGGGTTCTGCTGTTGGAGAAGCAGCTTTGGCTTTCACTGAGAGAACAGAATCAATCCGTAAAATGGGTGTATTTATCCCAGTTACAGATGAACTATTAGCAGACGAATCTGGTATTCAAGGTTACTTGAACAGCAGACTTCAAACAATGATTCGTCTTCGTTTGGACAGCCAACTCCTTTCCGGAGATGGAACTGCTCCTAACTTAGAAGGTATCTTGGATGCTGGTAAAGCTTCAGTTGGTTCTACTGACTTTAGCTCTTACGCTGGTACACTCGGAAAAATTGGTGCTCTTTATGGCGCAATTACCGACATCAGAGTAAACGCTTTCACTGAGCCAGATGCAATCATTATGCACCCAAATGACTGGAATGACATTGTCACATCAGTTGGTGCTGATTTCGCTGGAACTTCATCCGCTGGATATGCAGAAAAGTCACCACTTTTCGTAGCAGCAGGTGGAATGGGCGCAGGTCCTTCAGCTCAAATCTGGGGACTAAAAGTCGTACCTACAACCGCAATTTCCGCAGGAACTGTTCTTGTTGGTAAATTCGGTGGCGGTGAAGCAGCTAATGTTGTAATGAGACAAGGTATCGAACTCGCTGTAACTGACAGCCACTCTGATTTCTTTATTAAGAATCAGTTAGCTATCAGAGCTACAATGAGAGTTGGTTTCCCTGTTTACAGACAAGCAGCTTTCCACAAACTAACAAATATGTAATATCTGTTAGTTGGATATTTGAAGAGAGCCGGTTAAACCGGCTTTCTTCTTTTTATAGGGTAAAATGATTTCATTATGTCAGAATATATAAAACCAGAAAAAAGCATTTGGAAATTACCAGACGGTAAGATTTGGGAAGGCCCTCAATCAGAGCTACCTAAGTCAAGCGCTTCTTTAATAGCAAAAGCTGGATACGAGTATCCAACCGATTGGCTCAAAGAGCAAGGTTGGGGAAAGAAAGCTCCTGCTAAGAAAGCTCCTGCTAAGAAAGCAGCAGCAAGCAAACCTGCTGAAACCAAAGCTGTTAAAAAATCAGAAGATAAATAAAAGGAGTCTTAAATGGCTCTCTGTAGTTATAGCGATGTAGAAACATTTTTACAATTAGATGTTGACACCGCATTACAAACTAATTTAACTAATACTTTTATTCCGTATGTTGATTCTGCAATTAAAAGATTTTTAGGTTATGATGTTGAGCAAGCAACACACACTGAAACATTTGATGGCGAAGAAAAGAAAGATATATTTCTTAGACACATACCTATACAATCAATAACATCTGTTACTGAAGACTCAAGCACTCTTACTGAGGGAAATGAAAGCGATTATGTTTCATACGACAATGGTCAACTTAGAAGAGTAGCAATAAGATGGTCTGGTATAAAACCAAAAAACATATCAGTAACATATGTAGGTGGTTATGCTTCAGCTGATATTCCAGACCAAATAAAATTTACTTCTGCTAGAGCTACTGCAAGATTATTTATGACCTCTTTACAAACTTCTGCAAAAGCAGATACGGGAACAGTTAGTAGTCATCTTTCTGACAGTTCTTCACAAACAGGTTTTGACATTGCACTTACAGAACGAATAGGAGATTATGATGTATCGTATGCTGATGTAGTTATACAGGCTTTACAACCAGTATTGACTACAGCAGACATGGCGATATTACAACCATTTAGGTCAAGATTTTTTGTATAATGATAAATAGGAGGATAGTGGAATGGTACATAGGAAAGCTCCAACACTAGAAGAAGCAACAGAGCTATTTGCTAAAGACCCAGAAAAAATGCTCAATGATTGGGCAGAAGAATGGGGCGTAACACACGAACGCGTAAGACAATTAAGAATTGCTTCTGGCGTTCCTCAACGAGGTGCGTACAATGAAGAAACCGCTAATACAATAATTGAAGTAATTAGAACAGGCAGAGGTGGATTATCTACACCTAGAACTTATGAAGATGTCAACATTGGGTATGAACGATTTAAAAGCTGGATAGAAGAAGAAGAAGGTTTGTCTGACAAAGTTAAACAAGCTCAAAAAGAAGCACAAAAATTTTTAAAAGACCCAATTGAAAAACAATGTAAGTATTGTCGCCAATGGATGGAAGTAGAAAATTTTAAAAGAAATCAAAAATATTTAGATGGATATACAAAATTTTGCACTGCTTGTTTAGATGTACTTAAATCTAAAAAAGAAGAGTACGGAGATGAAAAACTTAAAACTTGTTTATCTTGTAGAAAAGAACTGCCTACATCAAAATTTACACGAAATCCTAATTCTAAAGATGGACTAAAATTATTTTGTAAAGATTGTCATAGAACTGAAAAAAGAAAGAAAAGGAGACAGAACAGAAATGCAATTTGAATTTAAAACTGATGTTATGGGGCTTGCTCAATTTGCCCCTATAGTTCCTGCGGCACAAGCAGTACCTCAATGGTTTAAAGATATAAGACATTACATAGAAGAAAAACCACAGGGTTGGAATCCACAAGCTGCTCCGGGACAAATGAAAAACATATTTGGGAAAATGGGTAAGACAGCTCAGAATATGTTTTACTCTTTTACTGTTAAAAGGTGTCCTGCGATAGTAGATATTATGACACAGGGTTATGTAGTTCCTATGTGGTGTGACTTTCTAATACAGAGAGGGTTTCCGCCTAACATGGGTGGAGAAGAAATACTAGAGTGGGATAATAGAGACTTTCCTTATGGTGCTACATTTCACGAAAACAAACAAATTTATAATTGGGAATTACCTAAAAGCACATATAAGCACCCACTTAAATTTCATAGTCCTTGGAGATTTTATACACCAAAAGGCTGGTCAACTTTATTCATACCTTACAACTATGAGTTTCAAGAAGATTATCAAGTTCTTCCGGGAATAGTAGAAACAGACAAATGGCATGAAGTAAACTTTCCAACTCTTATTCATAAGAAAAAAGATTTTATGATTGAAAGAGGAACACCTTTTATTCAAGCCATACCTTTTAAAAGAGGTAAGTGGAACTTTAAAATGGATATGCTCTCTGATAAAGATGAAAGGGAAGAAGTAGCTAGAAAGAATTTTACTTCTGGTAACTATAAACAAGGTTACAGAAAAGCACTTAAAATAGATTTTGACAATGCCTAGATACGATTACATGTGTATTATGCACAAATGCGAGTTTGTGTTTGAA